ATGGCTATCGAGATCAACCGCCAGTCGTACCTGTCGCTCCGGTCCTCCCTGGAGCTGGAACTGCTCGATGCTGGTATCGACTCGCCTGAGCTGCTGAGCCGGCTTATGCGCCATGTGCTTGCTACCGAATCCTCGACCCGTACCGAGTCGCAAACCGTTCGCCGTGCGTTCGTCACGGCCCGTAGAAACCCGCTGCTGGGCGCAATCCCTCAGCACTCCCAGGGGCGCACAAATCGCCCGTATATCCGCAAGAGGAAACCCTAATGCCCTTCGTCTATCTCGGCCTGACCCGCGACGCCGGAACATCGAAAAAGACCGGCAACGCCTACGACATTTCGGTCGTTCACTTCGCTGTCGATGCCACGCAATCGACCCGCCCCGATCGCAAGTTTGCCCTCGGTCTGGAGCCTCAGAACCTGCCGATCGCGCCGGAAGCGGTGAGCCAATTCCAGCGCGTTGAACCGCTGTCGTCGGTGAACTTCGAGTTCGAGCCGGACCCTCGGAACATGCAGCGCAACCGTATTTGTGGCGTGAAACCGCTGCCGAAAGCTACTGCTCAGGCGGCGAGTTAATTTAAATGAATTTTTTGGGCTGTGACGGTGTTTGGCTGGCCAGGGAAGATGGTTCAACTATCTGCCAGGGTCAAATGAAGACTTTTACGGTCCAGGAAATGCGGGAGTTCCTGACTCCTGCAATGACAATTGCGCAGAAGGCTCAAATTACCGGCGGGCTGTTGACGTTGTTTGTCGCGGTCTGGGTGTTTAAGAAGATGCGCACATCAATTCCACACTAATGGAGTGCGTTCCATGAAACAACTGAAACAACTGTTCTCCCTGGGCAAGCGTGAAGCCGTTATCGGTGGCTCGTTGCTGATGACGTCCGGCCTTTCGATGGCCGCTGAGGGCGATATCGACACCACCAAGGCCTTGGCCTATATCGCGGGCGGCCTGACTGCTGCGGCGGCTGTGACCGGTGCCATGTTCGGTCTGGTCGCCCTGATCGGCGCCGCCAAGAAAGCCCAGCGCGCAGGGACCTAATCGACCCTCAGTCAAGCCGGTGGCGGTCACTCCGCCCCGGCTTTTTTATTGCCCGGAGAAAGGATAAATGAGGATTAAGAAATGTATATCAGCCCTGGAGATATCGCTTTTTATGGCGTGCTTATTGCCCTCGCTATTCTTTGCTCAGGGCGCTAGTGCTGAATATTATCAGTGGCGGGTTAGTCCGCCTGGGCAGGCATCCAGGGCGTTCCCTGACCCGTATTCTGCTTGTGAGTGGGGCTATACGTTTATTTCTACGAACTGGTCTAGAAAAATAGAAGTTATATCTAGAGAGTCGGTTGCCTGTAAGTATTCCGGGAATGGTCTTTACTGGGAAGTTATGTACGCCTCTTTGCGTGGCACGGAGTGCCCTGATAATGGCAAGTACGACGAAGATGCTCGCATGTGCAAAACTCCGCCGCCTGAGTGCGAGTCTGGAACACCGAATCTGTTCAGGAGTTCCAACTATCCAATTATTGTAATTAATGGAAAGAACACGGTTCCTAGTTCTCCGCCGTCTGGCTGTTTGAATGGGTGCGCTTATGAGGCTGACAGTTCTCGGCCAACATCTTGTTATCGCACTCCAGGCTCAACAACTGAGGGGTTCTGCAACTACACGCTCAAGAGCAACGGCCAGAACTGCTCGGCAGATTCCGGCAACCTGGGTGGCACCGGTCCTTCGCTCAGTGAACCGAATCAGCCGCCAGTGACCGACCCGCCTTCGGACCCGAATGACCCGGGCTGTCCGAAGGGCTACAGCTGGTCCGGCACCACGTGCGTGAAGACGCCGACCGATCCCACGGACCCGACCGACCCGAAAGACCCTGGTGGTGATGGCGGTGGAACTGGTGGCGGCGGTACGGGTGGTGGCGGCGATGGCGGAACGGGTGGCGGTGACGGTGGGACCGGTGGGGGAGACGGGAAGTGCGACCCTGCCAAGGATCCGAACAAGTGTCAGGGCAATGGCTCTGGTGGCGGGGGAGACGGGAAGTGCGATCCTGCTAAGGACCCCAACAAGTGCCAAGGCACTGGTGGTGGCGGAACCGGGCAGTGTGACCCGGCAAAGGACCCGAACAAGTGTCAGGGCGGTTCATCGATCTCCGGCGACGGTGACTGCAAGGTTGCGATTCAGTGCAACGGCGACGCGATCCAGTGCGCCATTGTTCGCCAGGAAAAGGCCGCCCGCTGCGCGGATGAAGAGTTCCGTACGGTCGATGACAAGAAGATTCAGGACCTGAAAAACACGCTGGCCGGCGAGTTTTCCGGTCCTGAGTACGAACCCATCAAGGCCACCGGCGAGAACACCCATGACCTGTCGAAGCTGCTCGACACCAGCGGTCGCTTCTCCAAGGCCTGCCCGGTCATTCCTGACGTCTCGTTCCCCTGGTTCGGCAGTACTCAGACGGTGTCGCTCAGTAGCGTGTCGTCCGATCTGTGCACGTACCTCCAGTGGTTCGGGTATCTGCTTGTCGCGTTCGCTATGCGCTCCGCGGCTGAAATCATTGCGCGAGGGTTGAACTGATGCCGTTACTGATCGGGGTACTACTGCGGGCCATCGGCTGGTCGCTGATCCCGCTGGGTTGGAAGCTGCTGCGCGGCTTGGGGTTCACCGCTGTTGCTTTCGTCGGCGTCAAGGCGGTGATGGATCAGGCCAAGGACTACGTGTTCAGCAGTCTCGGCGGCGTGCCTGCGCAGTGGCTCCAGGTCCTGGGGCTTCTGCAAGTTGACGTGTGTATCAACATCCTGTTCTCCGCGTACATCGCCCGCGCCGTGCTGTGGGGGATGGACAAGTCTGGCGGCAAGTCCGGCATGCGCTGGACCGGGCCGAAGTAAGCGAGGAGGGGACCGATATGCTCTATCTGCGCACCGGCCTGCCAGGGGCTGGCAAGACCCTGAACGCGATTCGGGAAATCGACATTGAACATCAGCCGGACCCGGATGACCCGGCAAAGCGGTTGCACAAGGACCCGGACAATCCGGACCTGCCGCCCAGGACGATCTACTACTACGGCATCCCGGATATGAAACTTGACCGACTCAAGTCGAAGTGGGTCGAGTTCGATACGCCTGAGGAGTGGTACAACCTGCCTGATGGCTCGGTGATCGTGATCGACGAAGCGCAACGGGTGTTCGGCAATGATGGCTCCAGGGCGCGCCCGGAGAAAGTCACGCGCTTCGAGACGCACCGGCACCAGGGGCTGGACATTCATCTGATCACTCAGCATCCCAGCTTGCTGTGTACGCCAGTGCGCAAGCTTGTCGGCAAGCACATCAACTTCATTCGGCCCTATGGTCGGGAGAAAGGCATCTTCCGGCATGAGTACGAGTTCTGCATCGACAACCCGGAGCGGCGCAGCAACTTCAAGCAGGCCCAGGAAGAGCGGGTCACGCTGGATAAGGCGTATTTCGGCGTCTACAAGTCGTCTACGGTGCACACGCACAAGCCGATCACGCCCAGCTACATGAAGAAAATCCCGCTGATCATCGCGCTGATGTTGATTCCGATCGGTGTGCTTGTTGGGCTGGTCGTGACCGCCATGCAACAGGGTGATGAGGAGAAAGAGGCGGCTCTTGCGAGGAGTCAGGCGGCTGAGGCGTCAGCGGGTGTTCTGCCTGGGGCTGGAAATGCTGTTCAGGCAGCCCCCAGGGCCTCTAGTGGGGCGAAATCGACCGATGAGTTCATCGGAGATATGTCGCCCAGGGTTCCCGATCTGGTGGCCTCGGCGCCGCGCTATGACGATCTGAACAAGCCCAGGGATTTCCCTCGGCCGGTGTGTGCGGCCAGCTCGGACCCGAACTTGATCGGCAAGGCTCCTGAGCGGCGAATTCCGATGGGTACGTACAATGGCCGGGTGATGGTCTGCCAGTGCTACACGCAACAGGTCACGCGGATGCGCACGACGTTTGAGTTCTGCATGGACGTGGTGAACAACGGCTATTTCGACGACACGCGGATGCCACCGACTTATGCCAGCGGCAACAGCACGCGAGGCTTGATCACCAGTCCGTCAGTTGACCCGGCGACGGCGATTGAGCGAGGGCGCGCAGCGACATCGCCGACGCCGGGGGATGCGTTCTCGACACGAGTAACCATCGTGCCGGATAGCAGCAGGACGCCCAGGACGCTATGAGCGATGTGAGCCTCTTGGCTCAGGGGTTCTTATCCATGGCTTCGCATAATGTATATTATGTTAAACGATAGGCCATGTTGAGAATGTTCATGAGAAGCCTCCGCTCCGGGCTGCTCAGAATGTTTTTTCAGCTACGCTTCGTTTCTGTGTCATGGACAGAGCGTAATCATGCCAAAGCTGATAGTTGCCATCTGGTCGGTCAATACGAAAAATCATGCGGCTACGCCAGACGCAAGGTTTGCAAGCCTGACTGTTGCAATACAGAGTGCCTGGACTACGATGATGACCCTTGCGGATGGGGAAACGGTATCTTATCTAGGGGCTCAGCCACACGCGATAACACCACAAAGCGTCAGCGTTCATACAGCAAGAAATAAAAGCGTCAATTACCTGTTCATTGCCCCTGAATACCTGTTTACAGCAAACAAGGACATCCCTAGCCATTTCATGACGGAAACGCAATTTGAACTAATCAGGGCGCAGCTTGTATTCCTCAGTCTTCGCTTTCCAAACCTGATAATAATTCCAGGTAGTGCTGGATGGTTCAAAACGAGGATGCGCTCAGCCGTGAAGATATTCCGTAAGTCACTTGCACAGCCGCAACGTGAGCGCGGCCCGGAAGCGTCCCGCGACATGAATAAATACCTGGAGCGATACCAGCGCTCGATCGATACGCCGCTCGACTACCGCGGGGTCGTACCCGACCTGCATTTATCTTCCTACACAAATCAATATAAGGATCTTAAATATGGACAGACATACGATCTCGAGCAGGCTTCACCAAAGAGCGGCCAGCATGCGGCAGGATTGAAAATAGCCAAGAACACATGTTTGGTGCTCAAGAGCGCGACGATCATTCATCGTTACGACAAAATCTTCGAGGCTCAGGATAGTACCGATACCGATATGTCGAAAGCCGATAGGCAGGAGCCTTTTCTATTCATGCCAGGCGAAGCCAGCCCGATTTTCGAGTCCGCTGGAATAAAATACGGCGTCGAATTGTGTGTAGATCATAATTTTGCTGCCTTGCAGGTGTGGTGCAAGAAAATATGCCACCCTCCTTCGCCGGTAGATATTCAAATCCTCATGTCTGCAAGCACAGGGCTCGAGAGTTCAAATATCGCGGCCACGCAATTCGTTCTCCATGCAGATTGCCATGGTGCCAGCGTCATAAAGGCAAACGGGGAAGACGTCTCGCCTGCACGATCTGCCGCAGAGGATCTCCCCGTCTATGTCCTGGAGTGGTAGTTTGCAAGCGAGGTTTCAGGCTGCTCAATTAAGGATCAGGTTCTGCCAGTCTCACTGACATTGATGTGAGTCAGCCGGCTCTGGTGATCGAACAACAGCCAGTTAGACCCTCGCCGCGGAGATGAGCTGATGCGCGAGTTTCATGACTTGATCCTTTCAGATTGGGACGTGAACCTCCTAGACATTATTTATGCCCACGAATCGGATCCGACGGACGTTTTTGCGACGATAGAGCGCATTCACAGTGGGCGGGAGACCGCCCTCAAGAGCTTTGGCGGCACTGACCTGCCCCCCGATTTCAGTACCATGTCAAACTTAGTAGAGTCCGTTTTCCGAGCAGGAGACGGCAGTGAAAAAGCGTTTTACCGAAGAGCAGATTCTCGACTTCCTCAAGCAGGCGGAGGCCGGTGTGCCGGTGAAGGAACTGTGTCGCCGACACGGCTTCAGTGATGCCTCGTTCTACACCTGGCGGGCCAAGTTTGGCGGTATGACCGTGGCGGACGCCAAACGGTTGAAGGATGACGATGACGGCGCTGCTGCAGCAAGCGCCGTCCTGCATTGAATATTCAAAAAGTGCTCTGGCGGGACTCATCTTTCTATTTGAAGATGAAACCAGCAGGCAACCATAGCAGAAGGACGACGGATGTCACCTAGCCCCTCCCCCGACGAGCGTCGGCTTGTATTCGAAGCGCGCCGACTGACCATTGAAGCACTGGTGAAAATCTATCTTGAGCAGGTTTCTTCCTCAAGGAACCTGGTGACGGTCTACCTTCGCCTCATGTTCACGTTGTCACTCGGTGCCCTCGCCGGCGTGATAACTCTATATGGGACCATGCTTCGCTTTGGCACTTCGGCCAGTATCAGCATGATCACTCCCCTGGAGGTGGTTCTTGCTATCGCAGCGCTTGCGGCCCTGGTCACTTCGGCTCTGCTTTCCGCGCGTGCGCTCCAGAAAAGTGCATTCGATGTCGCTCCGCTCTTGCATAACCCATTTCCAAGCGCGGACTCGGTGATCGATTCAATATTCGATGCAGACGATATCGATGAGCGGCAAATACTCAGAAAGCTTTATTTCGCCCTGGACAAGACTGTCGAGCATCAGCCTCCTCTCAGGCTCAGCACTCGTCTGATCACCCTCTTCCTTATTGGCGGTCTTTTCCTGACCGGGGCATCCTTTTTACTGTGAAGAGCGCGTTCGGTCTTTATGGTTATTTATCATCATCGATCAGGGGAGTACTCCAGATCACCAGTTCAAGGGCCGCGGCGATCTGAATGCGATGATCGGCAAGCCGGACGGGCAACAGGTCCTGGGCACGCTCCAGCCGGCGCAGCAATGTGTTGCGATGCGTGCCCAGCGCTTCTGCGGTCTGGGTGACATTGCAGCCATTGGCCAGGAAGGCGTGCAGCGAGCGCTGAAGCACCGAAGGCTCCGTCGCCAGCCGCCCCAGGGTGCTCAAGACGAACTGCCTGGCCGCGCGGTCGTCCTGGGTCATCAGCGACACCATCCTCACCTGGTCGATGGTGGCAACGGCGGGTGCGCCCGCCAGGCGGCCCATCAGCCTTTGCGTCGTCAGGGCCTCCAGATGCGAGCGACGGAAGCCATTGACTCCCGTGCCCGGCGAGCCGATTGCCGCGCGAATCCCTGAAAACCGCAGTGCGATGCCTTGCAGCAGGTTCAGGTCCAGCGGTTTCGCCGCATGGCTCCAGACCCACAGGGTCGCGGGGCCGGCGAATACGATCAACGGCGCCGCCGTGCCCGTGAGTTGCGCCAGGGTACGCGCCACATCCTCCAGAAGGCGGATCTCGGCGTCCGGGCTTTCGCACCAGACCAGGCCGGCGTAGTGCTTCTGGAAAAGGCTGTAGCCCAGCCGCCTGCCGAATTGCTCCGTATCCACATCCCTGCCCTCGAGCAGCCGACTGACCAGGCTTCGTTTGTCGATCGGGTCGTCATGGGCCTGGGCGCTCTTTTCTTCGAGGATGATCTGGGTCACCACACGCATGTTGCTGTCGATGAACTCCGAGATGGACCGCGACGAGACCTCCAGGAATTCCTCAAGCACCCTGGGATCCTGCGTCAGGTTGAAGGCCATCTTCATCCATAGCTCCCAGGCGGTGTTCTGTGTCGACCTCGCGACATTCATCAGCAGCTCGGACAGCCCTCTGCGGGCGAGTTCCCTGGCCGTGTCCACCATGTCGGCCGAGACGTAGGGTTGCACCGGTTCTCCGGGGCGCTGCAGATTGGCGTTCGCCCAATGCAGCAACTCTGCGCGGTTGGCGCGCCGGCACGCCGCGAGGATGACCGGGTCCTCCAGCAGCTTGGCATCTTCCGGTGAAGAGAACAGCGCCTGATTGAGGCGCTCGACCCACTCCGGCGGCAGCGTCTGAGCGAGCTCGGCGCCTTTGCGCAT